CGCATTATGATAGATCTGTTTCCTGTGTCGTGGAGAGCATTAAGGGAGAATGACTGATGAGGGGTAATATCAATGGTGCAATTAAGGCATCAGCTATTGTAGCTTTACTGATAGCTTTACCACCAGTACTGATAGCTATCACGTATGATGAATATCCTAAGTACTGTAAACTTTCGATACTATTACCATGCATAGGAATAACAGATGAATAAACGTATACCTATGAAGGGTGGTGATGAGTATGATGCCCTAAGTAAATCACGTAAGTTCCTACGATGGAAATCGGGACAGGTAAAGAAGATCAAACGTGCCTACAATAAAAGGTTTCGTAGATACAGCAGGAGAATAAACCATGAAGAGTGATATAATCAAAGTAACTGATATAGAAGAGCACGAGGATGGCAGTGCTACACTACAAGTAGAGTGTGACCCTGAGACATTCATGGCTATCTTTGATGTAGGCTTTGTAACATTAGTAAAGGCTGGCTTAGAGAAGGAGAAGGATGATGGGTAGGTATGTAGTGGAAATAGAGATAGAGAAGGGGGAGTATACTTTCGTAAGGAAGGAGAACCCTTGGACATATGACACTGAGGTATGGGTATTTAGCAGCCGTGAGAAAGCTGAGAAAGAGGCTAAGAACTGGAATACTGGTAGAGTAGTGGAGTATCTATAATGCTGTTCTATACTGTCCTCGTGTTGAGCTACACGTTAAATGGTGACTACCTACAAGCTAAAGTCATCTTCCCTAGTGCTAGGGCCTGTGGAGACGCTCTACCAGCCTATTACGAGCCTGTGTATGCCATTGATAGGGATGCTATAGGTCAATGCCTAAAGACTGAGGTTATATCAGCCTCTATCAAGCCTAAAAGGAGGCCTTTATGATAAGTAATGAAGATCTGATAAATATGTGTCGTAAGTTAGCACATAAATATAACAGACCTAATGATTTTGATGACTTAGTATCTGAGGGATCTATAGTCTGCCTAGAGTTAAGGGCTGAAGACCCAGAGGTACATCCAGCGAAACTGTACCGTGAGGCTAACAGAGCCATGCATGACTACATTAACTTAGGCTTACAACCTGTTAGTATACCTAAACATAACGTAGCTAGGCGTTTGTCACATGATATTAACGACGAAGATATAGGTAATATGTCAGAAGATGGGGCTAACTGGTTAAGGAACATTCTGTCATCTGAGGCTGTATCTTACGAAGAATTTTCGTCGTCTATACCTGACCACGCAGAAGAATACGAGAAGGCAGACTACGAGAATTACGTTCTTACTGTAGCTGAACAACATTTATCCATAGAAGAGTGGAGAATTTTAAGGCTTAGGTTTTGGGAAGATATGTCTCAATCTGAAGTGGCTGAAGTATTAGGGTTAAATCAATCGACAGTTAGTAGAAGAGAGGAACAGGCATTGAAACATCTTTGTAACAATTTGTGATGCATAAAATCGTAAAAAATATCCCTATTAGTAATTGTCCCTTTACTGAAAGTCTAACTTAAGTTAAGACATAAGTATCAACAATAGGAGTTAATATGTACTATAAGATTTCAAAACCTTGTGCTTCCGTAACTTACGGTGAGAAACAGGTTAAAGCTCTAGCAAAGAGGATGAAAGAAGTAGGTTACGACACCGATAGGCCAATCGTATTATGGAACGGTACTATTTTAGATGGTCGTCATCGTTATCTTGCCTCTCAGGAAGCTGAAGTTGAACCTAACTTTATTGAGTTTAAGGGTACAGAAGAAGAAGCGTGGGATTATGTTTTCATTCACAATGATGTAGATGGTAACAGACCTATTGATCGGGATTTCTTCTATGTACAACGTGCTAATGCTTTGGGTGTTCATTCTCGTGGTGGGGATAGGCAATCAGAGGAGGCTAAAAGCAATGTGACAAATGTCACAATGGTTCCAACCCAAGAAGATCACGCAGATGCTCTTGGCGTTCGCCGTGAAACGGTCAACCGATGGGAGAAAGACCGTAAGGAAATGATGTCTGATCCTGAGTTAGCTGAGATGTCATCTACATTAGAGGGTTACAAAGAAGCTAAGAAAGAGCTTAAGAGGCGCAGAGATCCTGTAGTACCAAACTATCGTATCGATGAGGCGATGGGGGCTATCAAGGGAATATCTGAGCTATATAGTAAACGATACCAAGGAACAAAAGAGGAGGCAGCAAGTGTATTAATATCTGAGTTGATAAGAGGCTGTGAGACTGATGATATAGGTCTTAGTATAGCCAGAGACTACGTTAAATGGTTTTTGTCGCTAAAAGAGGTTTTAGATACGGCAGAGCCTGAGTTAATACAATTTCTACAAGAGCAACCAACACTTAAATTAGTAAACTAGGAGAACCCGACTATGAGTAAAAGAGATTATGCAAAGAAGTTATATGAAACAGCACAGCAAATGAGTTTACAATTACACCTAACCCCAGACTTAGGTAGTGCCAATCGCATACTTAATGCTGGTAAAGTTTCCATCAGGAGTAATACTAACTATATGGCCCGTAGAGACTGTGTAGATATTGCGTTGAAACCTTATACAAATGAGTTTGGAGAGCAAGAACCGTTTGGAGATATTTGCGAACGTGACTTAGAGTATGCTGAGAAGTTCGTTGAGAAAAACATGAGTCGTGGACAAGGACTTGTAAATAACATGACAGAGGCAAGTATGTATGTCATTCGTTGTCAACGAGAAGAAATAAAACGACTTAAGTCTTAATAAAAGGAGAGAGCCGCATGACTGAGACAGCGCACCAGCCTTGTCCATATGTGTCGTGTGGCTCTTCCGATGCCTTTAGCTACAATAGCAATGGGTACGGAAGATGCCATGCATGTGAAAGAGGTTACCCATCGAAGAGCCAGATGTTTGATTGGGCTAAAGGCAAATACCCAGTAGTGGAAAGGGACAGTAGTATGAGTACAGTTATAGATTATACGCCCAAACGTATAGAAGACCCCGCCAGTGGAAATTATGTAGCTATGCGAGGCATCACAGCTAAGACTATGGAAGACTTTGGCGTACAGACTTACTCTGACCGTCAGGAATATGTGTACCCCAGCGGGGGAATTAAAGTACGCAAACTAGATGATAAGATATTCTACACTAAGGATGGCTTTAAGGGTGATGAGCTATTCGGTATGAACCTGTTTACTGCTGGCAGTTCTAAGATGGTAACAGTCACTGAGGGTGAACTAGACGCCCTGTCAGTAGCCCAAATGCTTAAGAGCCAGTACACTAACCCTGTAGTATCTCTACCCTCTGCTACGCCCTCTAAGAAGCTATGGGAGAAGTGTACAGAGTGGCTCAATAGTTTCGATAAGATTGTCCTATCTGTAGATAACGACGAAGCTGGTAATGCTGTAGCTGATCGTATGGCTAAACTGTTCCCTAATAAGGTCTACCGTGTACCACATGACAAGTTCAAGGACGCTAATGAGTTCCTTACCAATAATGCAGCAGCAGAGTTCAAGAGTGCATGGTGGAACGCTAAGAAGTATACACCTGAGAATGTTCTTAATAGTACTGAGGACTTCATAAGCCTATACACTGATACACCTGAGCATCAATATGTACCAACTGGTATTATAGCTTTAGACGATAAGATCTTAGGCCTTATGCAAGGTCACTTCACAGTCATCAAAGCGCCTACAGGTATTGGTAAGACTGAGATCATGCGTTACCTAGAATACAACATGTTACAACATAACATACCTTTTGCTGCATGGCACTTGGAAGAGACTAAGCTAAGATCTTTACTTGGTCTTGTGTCGTACCAGCTAAACGATAATCTTACACGCAGAGATCTTATAGAGGAGAAGCAAGCAGAGGATGATGTTATACGTGCCATCAAAGAGCTAACTAAGGACGAGTTATTCTACCAATTCTACCTGAGTGATGGTCAAGGTGCTGATGAGCTATGCGACCAGATTAGGTACTTTAGTCAAGCATGTGGCTGTAAGTTTGTATTCTTTGAACCTATTCAAGATGTAGTATCTGGTCAGTCAGAGGAGAGTAAAGAGCAGATGTTAGCTGACTTATCGGTCAGGTTGTCTAAATTATCAGCGGAGCTAAACGTAGGTATCGTAACCATTGCCCATACTAACGACAATGGTGATCCTAAGTATTGTAAGATGATTGGACAACGGGCATCAGTAATCCTAGACCTCTCCCGTGACAAAGAGGCAGAAGACTTACAGGAACGTAATACAACGCACATAACAGTGCAGAAGAACCGTCCATGCTCAGAAGAAGGTAGGGCTGGTATGATGCGGTTTAACTCAGAAACATTTACACTACGAGAGGTTATATAATTGCCAGTATTTGATATAGAAACAGATGGGCTAGATAGCACTAAGATCCATGTAATATCTTGGATGGATGACCAAGGGAATGTGCAACATACGCATGACTATGTAGCTATGCGTATCTTCCTTGAGGAAGCCTCAATCCTGATAGGACATAACATTGTAAGGTTTGACATCCCCGCAGTGGAAAAGGTGCTAGGTGTTAAGATAAGTGCAAAGCTAGTGGATACGTTAGCTCTGTCTTGGTATCTAAACCATAGCCGTGTCAAGCATGGGCTTGAGGGCTACGGAGAGGACTACGGAGTGCCTAAGCCTAAGATTACTGATTGGTCTAGCCTAACACCAGAAGAGTATGCTCACAGGTGTAATGAGGACGTTAAGATCAATGCTAGACTATGGCGTGACTTGGACATCAAACTTAAGAAGCTATACCCTGATGAAGATGAGAAGTGGCGTTTCATTGACTACCTTACATTCAAGCTACAATGCGCAGCAGAACAAGAGTCCCTACAGTGGAAATTAGATGTAACCAAAGCTAAGGGGCATCTAGCGGAATGGGAAGCTATGAAGGCTGAGAAGATAGAGCAGTTAGCTGATGCTATGCCTAAGCGTGTCCTGACTAAGGTACAACATAGACCAAAGGTAATGTACAAGAAGGACGGTGAGCTATCTTCACATGGTGAAAGGTTTGAGGCTCTTCGCAAAGAATATAAGCAGCCAGAAGGTGTACAATCTTTCGTCGTTAATACAGGTGAAGAACGAGCTAATCCCAATTCCTCAGAGCAGGTTAAGGATTGGTTATACTCTATGCTCTGGAAGCCAACCACATTTAAGTTTGTAAGGGACAGTGAAGGCAATGAAAAACAGATCCCCCAGATACGAAAAGATGGAGAGCTATGCTACTCAGTCAAACGATTGGCCTCTGAGTACCCTTCTGTGGTCATCCTTGATGGGCTTTCTGTTCTCAGCCATCGTATATCTGTTCTTAAAGGCATGGTTGATGCAGAGCGTGATGGATACGTGCAAGCAACAATCGCAGGATTTACCAACACAATGCGCTTCCGTCATGCAAAACCTTTAGTCAATCTACCCTCAGTGGAAAAGCCCTATGGTGCTGAGATACGTGGGTGTCTAACTGCACCTGATGGCTACACCTTATGCGGGGCTGACATGACTAGCTTAGAGGATACAACCAAGCGTCACTACATGAAACCACTAGATCCTGATTATGTAGCTGAGATGAGTAAAGAGGGCTTTGATCCACACTTAGACTTGGCTAAACATGCTGGTGTTATCACACAAGATGACATCGACAAACATAACTCAGGGGAGCGTAGCTTGAAGTCACTACGCAAGAACTACAAGGTGGTGAACTACAGTGCTACATATGGCGTAGGAGCGCCTAAGCTGGCCCGTGAGACAGGTATGAGTGTCAAAGAGGCTAAGACCCTTCTGGAAGCATTCTGGTCACGTAACTGGTCAGTAACTAAGGTAGCTGATAGCTTACGCACTAGAGAGTTATTTGGCAGCATGTGGGTTCAGAATCCAGTGTCTAAGTTCTGGTACAGCCTACGAAGTGAGAAAGACCGCTTCAGTACCTTGAACCAGAGTACGGGTGTTTACTGCTTTGACAACTGGGTTAAGGGGTGTCGTGAGAAGGGTATAAGCACTGTTGGTCAGTTCCACGACGAGATTATAGCCTTAGTAAAGGAAGGTGACGAAATGGAGACAAAAATAAATATGGAGTACTCTATACAAGATTTAAACAAACAACTGAATCTAAACATAGACTTAGGTATCGACGCTCAATTCGGAAGTACATATGCCGATATACATTAGTAAAAATATTTATACTTTCGTGCATAAAATCGTAAAAAATATCCCTATTAATAATTACCAGCCCTTACGAAAGGAACTCGACAATGGCTAAATACACAATGGATATGGTCTTAGAATACGCTAAGATCTTCCCCGAAAACGCAGATATGGGATCACCAGATGGACCACGAGC